ATTTTCTCCATGTTCTTTAGCAACAACGTCTTTCATATCATGAGCACGCTTTTAGCTATGATAGTTGCCTTTTGGTTATCCGTGAGGATATCTAAAGTTATGTGGATTCTTTTTATCAGGATAACACCTGATGTGTTTCGTCAAATTATTTTCTCTTTGCTTGTTCGTTCTGTGTCGGTTACAAGACCCAGACTTTTCTTGAATCTCGTTCGGCAACGGTTTACGTTTCCTGTGATCAAGAAATTTGTGTCGCGTTTCCGTGTCAACAATCATGCGCATCCTCACGCTGCTGATTGTAGATGCAATGCCACCACTGCTATGGAAGAATTCATTAAGCAGTATATTGCCCAAGCGCAAGCGGAGAAGATACCTGGCGCTGAAACTGCCTGTCGGTTTGATGTTGCGACATCATCCCGTGAAGCCAAGTGGAAGCCACGCGGGAACCGTTTGATCTATGACATGTCTGACATTAGTCAGAAAGGGAAATACCAGTTTCCTGGAAAGCATGACGTAGTGACAATGGTGGACGTTGACTTCCATTTGAAAGATTGGAACAATTACGCTGGGCGTAATATTATCTGCTATACTCGGATCCCCAACCAATTGTTTGAACGGACCAGTGATAGCACGGTGTTGATGGGACTTGATGGTGACGATGTCACGATGACTGAACGTGTGTTCGGTGGCGCTGTATGGACATCTAAACTTTGGGATTTTGGTAGAGATAGAGTTATAATACCTGATCCCTGGTTTGGATTTCATTTATACGCTGTTGAGCGCATTAAGCAACCTGGAACAGAAACGAGATTTCTGGTGTTTTTAGCACCTGTTGCTTATGTCGGACTGCCATTGTGGTTTATCATGTTCCTTTCGACTCTTCTGAATGTGAATTTTGATACCATGTATCCAGTGATCTCTTATGCGAGGAATATCTGGCGGGATGGTTCATATATTCTGGGAAGGTTTACTAGGAAGGGAGTTGATACAGTAGATTTGATTAATGCTGATGTTTTATCAGAACAACATAGCTGTATGATTCCTGCCTCTACGTATAAATTATTACATGAGGAGATATCAGTTCATGGTAGTGCTGCCAAATCTGTAGCTCACATTGAAGGACGTCTGCGTGCTGACATTAATCGCAGTTTTCCTTCAAGTGCGTGTTATAGATGGGCTAATTACTATAGTAGCGGGAAAAACTATTTGGCCACACCACTTAATGTGGAAGGGGAATATGAACCCGCAGGCCGATTAGCAGACCAATCCCCCAAACAGACGTCAGTGCCTAAAGCGCTGAATTATGTTTATGGAGGACTAGGTACCGCTGACGAAGGTAAGGTTACTGCTCAACTGATGTCTGAACCACTAGTGAAGCCATGTGTTGCTCCCACGATATGTCCCACCAATGATAAGGCATGTGTAGCCGAACGTGTTGATAAAGTCAAGAACGATACAAGGTTCGACCCTGAAACCTTTAAGATCGCTCGCGAGTTTATCAACCGTGTGGTGAAGTATGTCGGTCAGCTGACCCCCATGCAGGAGAGTGACGTCATTAAGAAGCAAAATAGACCTACACAGCGTTTGCGCAATGAACGTTATTTACTGGATGGCACAAGTGAAGAACCCCGGTTGGAATCATTTCAGAAGAAAGAGGTTTATACGGACGCGAAAGCGCCTCGTAATATCTCCACCGTGTGTACTTCGGATACAGTACAATTGGGACGGTTTCTCTACCCTATTAAGGAACAGTGCGTAAAGAAGCTTCCATGGTTTATGCCTGGGAGAACTACAGTGGAGATAACCGAGTGTATACACCGATACTGTAAAGGTAGAGGGAAAGTGGCGGAAACAGACTATTCCAAATGGGATGGCTCCCTCTCCGGTGATTTGCGTTGGGTAGAACGTCAAATCATTTTAGGATGTGTTGATGAGGCGCATCGGAAGGAACTTGGAGAGTTGTTGGATCGCGACATCAATTTGAAGGGTCGTACAGCTTTTGGGTATGCATATGAAGCTGGTACGTCTCGGATGTCCGGGTCGCAAACCACAACCCTCGGGAATTCACTTCTGAACGCATTTGTCGCCTACCTCGCGTATCGGTTAGCGGGTATGAACGAGAACAACTCTTGGAGGTGCATAGGGCCTAAGTTTGGTGACGATGGTGTCGATGATATCGCTGGTGATTGGGGGAGAGTTGGTCCACTTTTGGGCTTGAAACTCAAACTTGAGAAACGCGATACCAAAGACTTTGTCACGTTTTGTGGGCGTGTGTACGTTAACCCCAAGGGGCATTGTTGTTCCGTCTTTAATCCTCGGAAAGCGTTGCAGAGCTTATGTGTTGGCTTGAGCAACAAGGATTGGGCTGATAAGGTCAGAGGCTACGCGGTTACTGAGTTACAGTCTCCTGTCGTTGGTACCTATTTGCGTGTTTTGATGCGAGTGCATGGAATTGCTGCCGTATCTGAGCGCGAATGGAGTGAAACGATGGGTGATTGGTTAACCCCGTATCCGTATGATGCTTCCATTGAGGACCAAGTCAGACGTGTAATAGCCAAATTCTTGAATGCTCGCCCGGAAGATCTTTCCGAGTTTGAGAGGAGGTTGGAGGCAGTGAAAACAGTGGCGGAGTTTTCGCAAGTTGATTCACAATTTTTCATCAGCGTGAAGCGAGACGATGCTGCTGACGCTAGGTTTGTTACTGGAGTTGAT